ACATGGTGATCTAAATTAAATTCAGTAAATGCAGCCCCTTCATTAACATCCCAATTACCTTCTAATAGCTGTCTACGTTGTGTAGGTGGTAGAGCTTTCAACATTTGCTCATACCTGCCATCATAAGCTAGGTAAGGATTATCTTCTAAACGTGCAGGAATGAACTTTCTTGTAAGTCCATCTTCACCTTCAAAGCTTTGGTTAGGTGGGGCTGAGTCAATGTACCTTTTTTTGACCCAATGCGCCCCCACCCCACCGGGGTTTGCCGTACACCGCATATAAGGTACAATTTCACTATCGGTTGTACGTAGCCTAGATGCTAGATAGTTCCAAGAAAATTCAGTAGGTAGGTGAGTAATTTCATCAAAACCTATCCAACTGTATGCTTGTCCTTGGTAACGATAAACATCTGCATCTCGCTCAAGAAACCCAAACTCTATTTTAGACCCTGAAGGAAAATTCCAAAGCTTCTCTACTTCTCTATATTTACAACCCGGAAAAGCTTTGGGATATAACTCCCTCGATTTATCTATTAACTCACGAAGTTCTGGCATAGAACGTCTAAGAATTAATGCCCTATGTGCTGACCTATGTGCATACCTGAGTGGATCGACCAACATAGCATAAGACTTACCCCCTCCTGCTGCTCCACCATATAAAACATCTGTCTCTCCTGCAGCTAAGAAATCTTCTTGTGGCCCTTTATTAGGAGAAAAAATAACATTCGCATCTTCTTGAACACTTTCAGGAGTATTTGACAACTCTTCAGGCGTTGTAATTTTTGGAGCATCATTATTATTTAATTTATTTATAGTCTCTTTAGTATTCTTTAAAGACTTTTTATATGCTTTAAGTTTAGATTCTGCTTGAGATATCTTTTTTTCTTTATAACGGATGGATCGTTTAGCACTTAACTCAGCTTTAGTTTTACTATGGTAATTATATCCCCGACCTTTAGAACCTTTTAGCCTCCCTGCTTTCTTCTTAGGGGTTCCATCCTTCTTTAAAAGGAAATTACCTTCTTCATCCTTTAAATATCTTTCAGGATTACTTTCCCAATCATCCATCAATAAGATTTTTTAAGCCTTGATAACTTAGACTTCTACCTGTTTTATGCTCTATCCAAGAAGAACCCTCACGTAGGGATAAAACTTTATTTTTAACCATTTCTTTTATTTCTTCTAAAACTTCTAGTTGTTCTGGTATGGGCTGTAAAAGTTTTATATCTTCTGGATCTTTTTCATATCCAAAAGGTATTCGACCTTTAAGCTTCCTTGTATTCTCCATCAATAACTGTGTCCTTCTTAGCAGGTAAAATAAATAAACCATTTTCAGTTTTATGAGTAACATCTACTCGATCTGTTTTAGCTAAACCTACTCTATCTAATATAGTTTGTGCTGCTTGTAAACGCATATTAGCTTGAGGTATAGGTGTATCAGAGTTCATTACATGAACAAGTCTAAAAGCCGCTTGGGGAGCCGACTGAGCTAAAATACCTTCAGCTAAGTCTAATATTTCCCTTTTTAAGGAATGTACAACTTGATAATGATTACTATATCCAGCCAACTCCGCAGCAGACTTTGGATCACCTCCTGTTTTAACAAGATGGTCTAAGAAACATTGTTGTTTAGTTGTTAATTCTTTTTTAGACATTATGGATAAATTATAGAGATATAATTGAGATCTGTCAACTTGTATTGACAATTCTCAATTATGACTCTACAATACGCAAACAGCTTGTGTAAGTTAATTTAGTAGTAAGTTAATTAAGACTTTAAAGACTTTAAAAGCCCCGACAAAAATCTTATAAATCTATAAACTTATAAAACCTTCCTCCTCCCCTTGTAGTCTTTGTAGTCTTGTTGACATTTCAAAGTTTCTAAAAATGTATGAGTATTAGTATATATAGTAGGGTGGGGGCATGGTCACCTGCCTACCCCTTTAAACTTTGGAAGCCTTTGAAAGACTTTTAATACTTAAAAGTCTTTCAAGTCTTTTAAAATTTCTGAGCCATAGTTCAAGATTTAAAAGATTTATAATCTTTTAAAGTTTTAAAAACTTTTAAAGTAAAAGTTTTAAAGAACTTGATAAAGTTTTAAAGAATTTAAATGTAAACTTAAATTACTTTAAAACTTCTAAAATCTTTTAAGTTTCATAAACTTAAAATATTTTCTTTTTTCTTTTAATCAATTCTTTTAGGTTCTAAAGATTTACTAAGATTAACTGATCTTTAAAACCTTTCCCCCTTTGATTCCCCCATGACGATGATGATGCTCTGGAGCCTTACGTCTTTTTAGCTCTTCTTACTTTTTATGTAAGAAGAGCGTAAAAAGACTTAGTAACTTTCAAACTGCCGAAGGAGGCAAATTATGGAAAATTCAACAATCGATTACTCGTCATATCCTGCAAACCAAAAAGCTGTATGGTTGGTAGCTCATCACTTTTGTGATTTGATCGGAATTAAACAGAATGATCCAAAAAGATATTGGACTTCAAGATCATTCAGAGCCGGTTTAATTGCAAATGCTAGTAACAATAACCAATTTGTTACTCAGGGTGATATTAAAGAGTTCCTTGCGATTTCAAATAAAGAATTAATTCCAGTGAAATTGAAGTCAACTCCGAAAGCTTCCAAAGCGAAAGAGAAGGTTCAAGAAGTTCAAGAAGTTCAAGAAGTGAAAACTTCACCTACAGGCCGACTCAAAGGTCTAGAAGAACGAATGAATAATATCGAAGAAACGCAAAACGATATTAAAGATCTTCTTCAGAAGCTACTAACAAAGTAGCTTTAAACGGGAGGTTATCTTTTGATAGCCTCCCAAATTTTAATTAATAAAAGATTTTATAAGTCTTTTACGTAGTGAAAGACTTATTAAATTCTTTTAAAACTGCAGGAGTTTTACCGATATGATTGAATTAATATTATGTTCATTGATGACAATTTCAATAACAATGACCACAGTTTATTATGTAATAAAAACTTCACCCCGTTTTGCTGTTCGTTATCTTTCTGAAAAATATAGAGAACAGTTTTTAGTATCAATAATATTGCCAATAATTTTTATAGCATCAGTTTTATTTGTTGGATTTAATTCTGGCATATTTCATTAATTAGGTAGTTGACATATTATATTTAACTGTGTTTATAATAATTCAACGCAAATGCCGTAGGAGGCAATTATGATGGAAATAACAGTAATGCATTATAAATTTGAAGATGTACCTGTTGCAGTAGCTAAAGTTCATGTACCTGAAGATAAATTTAATACTACAGAAGAAGCATTGGAATATGCTTACCGATGGACAAATAATATAGAAGGCTCTTGGTCTAAAAAAGATTTAGAAAATAATGGCGATGCCAATCCTAATGTAACTGTATTAGCACCTCTTAAAAATAATTTAGGGCTGCGCTCCACTTGTTGCGATGATGTAATGATTATTAATAATAATTATTTTTATAAAGTTGGCGGTTTTGGATTTGTAGAATTAGAACCTAAAGCTCCAAGTATTAATTAATATAAAAGATTTAGTAAGTCTTTTACGTAGTGAAAGACTTACATAAATCATTTAAGCCGTAGGAGGCAAATTATGAGTATCGAAGAAATCCAAGAAGAAATATTCGCAGACAATGCTGTTATAGATTTATTTGCTATTGATGAAATTAGAAATAAACCTAATGACTGTCCTGTTAATATCCATGCAGATCGTAAGGTTATTAATCACTAATTTATTTGGAAGCAATTATGAGTAATCATCAAGATCAAGAAAACTTAGAAAATTTACAAGCCTACTGTGAAGATCTCTATGAAGATTTACTTAATAATATTAGGGATAGTGATATTTTAATAAATAAAATTAGAAAGCTTCAAAGTGAAGCGGAAAATATTATGCAAGATATAGATCAATTAATTTAAATAAGCCGTAGGAGGCAAAGTATGACATTACTAGCATTATATCCATCTAAGAAAAACATGAAGGAACACATAGGTCAACGACTTAGCTATCAAGAAACCGCTTTACCTATGTTTGGCCCTGAATATCAATCTAATGGGGAGCTTACTGTATGTAATCGACCTCATATGACGGGACTAGGTAGAGAATGGTTTGGTCAAGTTACTTTAAAAGACGATGTAATTGTTAAAGTTAAATAAATATAAAAGATTTAGTAAGTCTTTTACGTAGTGAAAGACTTACATAAATTCTTTTAAGCTGTGGAGGCTGATTATGAGATTAATAGAAAAGAAAATGAACAAAGCAATACGATCACAAGAAAATTTTAGACTTGATAATACTGAAGTTCAAGTAATACCTAACGATGGTGGTACTAAAGTATTTTTACATGATAATTTAATCGCTGAATTTGATTGTAATAACAATGAGATCTGGCTAGTAGATGGGGGTTTTCAAAGTAATACTACTAAATCTAGATTAAACGCTATATGTTCTGAATTTGCTCCTAATGTAGGTATATTCCAAAAAAATTGGCAATGGTTTGTATCAACTGCTGATGAAGTATTACCTTGGAATGGTAACACAGTAAGTCTGAATACTGATTTTAATAATGGCTCAATGCCGGATGGTACACAGATTAATATTTAAAGTTTAACGTGTTATTAGGTTTTGACCATTAATATTTAGTCTATTGTTATTCGATAAAGGTTTAACAAGTACTAAATTCCATGAGGCTCATGTAATACCTCCCTAATAACATTTTCAACTAACTTAGGACAGAAATATGAGCATTAACCTAGAAGAAAGTTATTATAGTATGACTAATAATCAAACAAAAGCATTCAATATTAACTTTTTATAATGGAGTAATACACATGACAACCCTAGTGACAATTGAGTTGGAATTTGAAGAGGATGAGGTAGGTGATGAAGATGTTCACAACTATCTTAGTGAATTGATGGAAAACAACTGTCTTGATTGGCAGATCTACAAATCACGCAACCCAATAGACCCAATAGAGGAGTAATACACA